GGCGGTCAGCTTGGCAATACGCTTTTGCACTGCCTCGTTGACCGAGCCCAGTTCATCAGAATGAGCAGAGGTTTCTCTTTGCTCAGTTTCTTTTTGAACCTTGCCTTCTTCCTGGTTGCCATCAGAGTCGTTTTCAAACGTCACCGTAGCAGCTTTTTCGCCTTCTCCAAGGTCGAATTCCAACTGGTCGTTGTCCATTTCATTTGCCATGATTTGCCTTATAGGTGAACGATATCTTCAGGGTTCTGGATCAAAGCCAGGACTTCGTCATCATTGATGATTCGGATTTCACCTTCGTCGATTGGCAGGCGTGCGCCCGCGTAGCGGCCAAAGACAATCCAGTCACCTTTCTTGCACCACGGGCCGGTCGGGAACTTGTTCTCGTCGGCGTAGGCAAGTGGGCCAACAGCAAGCACATAGCCGCAAACCGTTGCCGACTGCTCACGCTGACGGGTTTGGTCTGACAGTACGATGCCGCCTTTGGTTTTCTCTGCCCCTCGGTAGGGCAGGATGACGATTCGCCAACCCGTAGGGGCGGGAATCCGATCCATTACCTTCTGTTCGATCTTGTCGACGTGGAGGCTGCCCTCTTTGTCGTAAGCGTCGTCCAAGGAAGGCACGTGGGCAGCAGCTTCATCTGCCCACTTTTTCTCCAGCGCAGTCATTTCCATGAGAACTCCTTTATTGGTCTTGGTTTTTGCTGAGAAGTTCTTGTACTTCCATCTCAACAAACTTGTAGCCCTCAAGGCGTCCCATCAGGAACTTGTACTGCTCCATATCCTTCACGTTGCCGCTTACCAGGATGTCTTCCGTCTGGCGACGGAGTCCCTTGATAGCGATCAGCGTTCTTTCGGCAAATTCAAGCATGGATCATTCCAATGAAGCAGACAGATGAGACCCCTGTCCGTGGGCTTGATGTGCATTATGCACATTCTTGTTACGTAATCAACACCTTCTTGAACGCATCTTTGCGATAAACATACGTTTTCGTCGGCTTATCACTTGGTGTTGCCACCTTTTTGGGCCCGGCTAATTGCTTGGAGCTGGGCGTTTTGCTGGGCTTGGAAGTTTTGGGCTGCATTTTGTGCTCCTTGTTGCTGAAGTTTTTGGGCGTCAAGAGCGGCCTTGGCCTGATCAACCATAAGGTCGCCCTGCACGCGCTGGCCTTCCAGCTGGATGCGCGCCTTGTCGTTTGCGTCCTTGGCCTGATCGGCAGTGGTTTTGGCCTGGATTTCCTGCTCCTTGACCTTGACCAATGGGTCTTCGCCGGGAGGACCTTGCAAATCCGTCTGCATTTTCTTGGCTTCTTGGTAGTACTCGGCAACCTTGATGGCGATCATTGCCTCGCGCTGCAAAGCAGACACCAAACCGTCCGGGTCTGTGCCGTACTGAGTGAACAGCTCGGCTTCCGTAGCCTCCTCGGCCTTCAAACGGATGTGCTCGAAGATGTGCTTTTGGATGGTGGTCAGGACCTGCGGCATGCTGGCCGTTGACGGCGACAGCGCAAACAAGATGTGGCTTGTCATGTGCGCGTCGTGCTGCTGGCCAGCAAACGCCTTGAGTGGCGAGCCGTCCAAGGCCTGCGCATTCTCGCTGGCCGGGTCTTTGGGCTTGTCCACGTTCTGTGTGTTCAAGATAGCGTCGATGTCCCGCACCCCAATCGCCTGATACATGCGACGATATGACTCGTACATGTTGTGCATCTGCGGATTGCTCTGCGCCAACTGCAACTGGGTCTGCGCCATGGTGATGCGCTGAGCCACAGAGAAGATGTTGGGGTCAGAAACAGGGAGCACATCAATGCGGTCGTCAAAGTCCCTGCGCTTGATGGTGCGTGTCTCGCCGGGGACATCGTAGGGGTACTCGTCAGGCAAGTACTCGCCAAAACCCTTGGCCAGGAGCTTGAACTCAATCTTCTGGGAGTAGTGCAAGCGCTTGTGGATGGCGGACATGACCTGGCCACCCTTTTCCAGCAGCGCAATCGTCGTGCCCACGGCAGCGTTCTGGTTGCTGTCGCCCACCTGCATGTCGGTGACGCTTGCCAAGCGGCGGCCTGCGTCTGCACAGAAACCCAGCAAAGCAAACAGGGTCTGGCTTGGCTCTTTGTAGGGCAGAGGCATGAGCGTCTGGCTCAGTTCCACGCCACCGGCATCAATGTCTCGGAACTCGCCTGGCTGCAGCGGCACATCGTCGTTCATGATGCGTGCGCCTTTGGCCTTGAAGCCTGCTGGCAGGTTGGCAAGCGTGCCAGCATCGATCAATTGACGCAAAGCGGAAGTGGCCGCTTGACTCAGGCCACCGACCAGATGCAAGAAGCCCAAGCCGTATGCACCGAGGCCCTGGACCAGCATGTAGTGGACGTAGTACTGCTTGCGACGATACAGCTCATCGCCTTCTTTCCAATTGCGACGCACGCCCACTGTTGCACCGGAGGTTTTGTCGATGGTGATGATGTAAGGCAGACGCAAACCGGTTGGCTCGCCGTCCTCGTCCTTGTGCTCAAAGCCTTCCAAGTCCCAGTCAATCTGGAACTCCAACAATTCCATTTCCTCGTCGTCCGCGTTGGGCGACATCTTGGTCACGCGGTCGGTTTCTTTCTTGATGATGTTGTTGCCCATGTCAGCGCTGCTGCGCTCTTGGGCGTTGTCCAGATACTGCCCGCGCAGCACGGCCTTGCGGTAATCATTTACCGACATCGGCACGATGTGCGTGATCCGAGCGCATTCGCTCATCACGGGCGAGCCGTTGTAGGGGATGTACAGGTTGTCAGGCAGGATCAGCTTGCTGACCATGCGGCCTTTGTCTTCGTCGTAGTAGACCTTCTTGAACGCCGAGCCGCCGTAGCCTGTGTAGAACAAGAGCTGGTCAAAATCAGGCGTGTACTCTTCCATCACGTCCGTGATCTGGTAGTTCATGAAGTCGCGCACGCGGTCAGCCTGCATCAACTTCTCGCGGGTCTCCTTGCCCAGCACGCGCGTGCGCACGGGGCCGTCAGCAGGCATGAGTTCCTTCAAGGCCTGGGCCTGGAACTGCACGATGGCCTCGGTCAACAATGGATGCGTCGCGGCTGCCGCACCGCGGAACGGCTTGGTGCGCTCGTCAAAGGTGAAACCCAAGAGCTTCAGGCCCTTGCCGTACTGCTCTTCCCAATCCTTGCGCGAGCCCTGATCGGCCTCAAACAAAGGCATGAGCTCAGAGCTGATCTGCTGCAAGACTCCAGGATCGAGGACCTCGGCAAGGTTGGCATCGAACGGCACTTCGTCCTCTTGCTCACCAATCTCTATTTCAGCGCCGCCCTCGTCGTCAAGGATGATTTCGATGTCAGGCATTTCGCCTTCTTTGATATCCTCAATTTCGACATCCATGTTGCCCGCGGGCCGGTCGTTGTTTTTCTCGATTGGCATCTTTATTCCTTATTCCGCGCTTCGTTTGTACAAGTCGTATTCTTTGGACCAGTCTACTATGAAGCGGGGCACATCTTCCCCTGTAGGCGACCTAGAATACCTTCCCGGTTTAATAGTATCTAAGCCCTCTTGACCATCAATTTTATCAAGCAGGCTAAAAATATCGTTACGTGTCTCGGGCAACGGCTCAGAATTAAACCGGCCACGAATCTGCGTTACGTTCCAGTTGTTCCCCTTGCCTCCATCAGACTTGGCCATCTCCAGTGTGACCTTAGGCAACCCCTCCGCATCCCGCAGAGAGTACACGCGAACCAGCCCTTCGTCAAAAGCCTTTTTGCCACCATACGGCAAGTCTGTGTATGCGGTGCCGTAGCTGGTGCCGGAGTTGTAGTCGCCTACCGAGTGGTTCAAAAGTTTGCCTTCCATTTTGGTGCCAAGGGAATCGTCAATTGTCACCCACTTTCCGCCAAAAGACGGAGCATCTATTACCGGAGTAGTAAACCTGTCCAAGGCTTGACGAGGAACCTTCGCGCCCTTTTCTGCCAAAGCAACCGCGGAGAGATAGTCGCGGACCGGGGCCAGCGCCTGTGTGCCCTGGATCAATGCCTCAGGAAAACTCATGTTCTTGAGCTTGTTGGCCGGGACCTGCTGTAGCGCCTCAACAACATTGCGTGGTTGAAGCACCTCCATTAGAGGGAATGTGTCGTACATTGGCTCCGCGGTCTGCAGTGCACGTTGGATGTTAGGGGGCAGCTTGTCTTGGTTCTCGGAAAGCCTGCGCAGCATTTCAGTGCCGGACGGGTATGTTTCAAAATCGCTTTGAGAATAGGACTTAAGAAAAGCTGGATTGCGAAATTCCGTTGTAACGCCTTCTTGCCCTATTTTTTCAGATATATTTTCCCTGATGTCTCGTTCAAGCGTCCACGGGCTATTTTCTGGCTTCAACACATTTGCAGAAAGATTGGCTTGGTTGTCATACGCCCTTTCCAAATCTATTCGGGCCTGCAGATTACCAACGTCATCGGCCCGGTTTGCTGTTTCAATCAGTTCGGGCTTGATACTTTGGATGTCTGTGCCAAAAGGCTGAATTCGGCGCTCGCGAAATGCGGTGCGAAGCGGATCACTAGCTGTTCCGTAGGTGGTAGTAAAATATTTTGGGGCCTTGGTCTTTATAAACTCAAGAACTTCGTCAGAGACATCCGCCTGACGGGCTGTGGTCCCATAGTATTGAATCATCTTGCCCAATCCGGTGACAGGCTTGACCTTGTCGGAGTCGTTTGGGGTGTAAGCAAAGATGCCTCCCTTGGGTTTGGCTGCAAAATTGATGGGGGCAGGGGTGTTAAAGCCCGGTGTCAGACTCTCTCCGGCCAACAGTCGCTCGTTCAACGCCGATCCAGTCAGTTTTCCAAGCATTTTGGCCGCTTGGCCAGCAATTGGGGCCACTTGGAGCGCTGTTCCAGTGTAAAAACCGGCTTCTCCGGCCTGTCGGATGCCTTCGCGGTCCGGATGCATGGCAGAAAAGCCCATTTCATCGGGTGCTGTGCCCAAAAAACCGCTGACAGCAGCGTAAGTCTTGGGGTCAGGCAGTGTATTTACATCCCGCATCGCCGCCAATCTCCTGGCGGCCTCCCCTTGACGCTGAATACTGGGATTGACAGTGGCCGGACGGCTTGCTTCTTCCCGTTCCATGGCTTCTTGAGCCGCGATTCGTTCGATTTGCTGCGGGGTCAAGCGGGAATTTACTTCTCCCCCGTCTTCGTACCGGCCCATTTTTCTAAAAAAGGCTGGGATTTTCTCAAGGCCTGTTGGCCCCTTGTCCACATTGCGCTGAGCAAGGTCCATGAGAATACGAAGTTCGGTTGCCGCGGTGGCATCCACGTGCCGCGGACCGCGGGTCTGGAGCGTTGGGCCTGCAAAAGCGCCCACGCCGTGCGCTGCAATTTCTTTTGGATCGGCCCGATAGAGGCGGTTTTCCGCCGCCCATTCCGGCTTTAACCTGCGTGCAAGTTCTGTGCGGTTTCGGCCTTCTTGGCCCACCAACTTTTCGTAGGCTTCGGTAAATTGATTGCTGTCACCAAACATGCCCTGTTCGATTGCCTGCTGCTTCATCTGGCGATCCGCAGCATGCGTCATTTCATGGTCCAACAGCGCAGCAAGCGCAGCCTTCGTCGTATCCTTTGGGCGAGGGCCGCATCAGTGGCAACTTGAATGCCATGCGCACGCCCGATGGCCGGACCATGGTGACTGATTATGGCGTGGGCTATGGCGGGCGCGTGGTCCTCTGTGATTT